CCATGAGTGCTTGCTCATTATGAGGAGCAAATGCAGTTCCAGTCTTGGCATCTATCATTGTGAAAGTTCTGTTGCCAATCTTCAGTCCCGTTGATGGATCATATCTACCATCAAATGCAGGAGACAGTTCGATCTCTCTTACTCTTGTCAGAGTTTCATCAAAAGAATCAACAGCAGCGGAACCTCTTCCTCTAACAACTCTAGAATCTTCTACCTTGACTACAGAAGTTGTGATACTTCTTCTTGTAGTGTGGCTTGAAATTGCAGAAGTCGGAAGAATGACATACGATGTCAATTTCTGTGAAACAGGTTGATCTGCTCTCATAGCAGTAGATGCTTCACTCTCCATGTAGACTTCACCAAACATTTTAAAACCTGCAGGATGGGTAGTATCCTTTACAGCATTTCTCCATTCTTTGATGGGTGTTCTACTTCTTACAACATAAGAGTAATCTTGATAGAAGAACGAGTCAGTAACTCTCTGATTAACAGAACCTACCTTTCCTCTATCAGAATTAAACTTGCCCAAAGTCTTAACTCTAGTTTCAATGGATGGAGTAAATGTGCTTGTTAGAATTTCAGAAATTGAAGCTGTTCGTCCTTTAGCAAGTCCTTCAATTGGATATCTAGAATCAAACACACCATTTATATCAGTCAACCTCAAGATATTAGATCCTTTCTTCCATCCACCATTAGCAATTCTACCAGTGGCAGTAACTAATCCATTAATCTTCTGTTGAATTCTTTCTCCATCAGCAAATGCATCTAGATCAAAATTAGATAGAACATATACTTGTGGAGACTCATACTGGGACTTAATAGAATCATCAGTATGATAGAAAGATCCGTAGTTGATAAATTGAATACCTTCTGGAACACCAATATCATCAGACTTAAAGAATAGTTTGTTGTCAGTTTCGATAATATCAATAAGTGGTGTTGTCAAGTAATCCTTTCCTGGATTTACAATTTTGACAGCAGTAATCATACCACCGTCTTCCTGAACCTCTAATTGCAGTCCAGTACCGTCACCAGAAGCAACAACGGCTTGTGGTTTAGAATACTGCTGACCAGCAAAGTCAATGTCAATAGATGTGATAGAATTTGTTGATGCATCTCTAACTGCTTTTACTTCTGCTCTAAATCCAGGAGCAGGCACAACACCCTTGATAGTTGGCAGAGACTCGTAGTTCTCGCCAAGGTTAGACAATGAGATAGAAGCAATCTTTCCAACAGATCTTCCTGTATATCTAATGTCTCCAGTACCATCATACTGTGGTGGGGAGTCGATACCATATACAAACTTGGTGTCAGTTGTAAATACAACATTCTTTACACCAGCAAGAGGATCGTCAACAACTCTCAAGTAAGATCCACCAGTATCAGTATCAGAACTTGTCAAGAAATAGTAGTAAGTGGTGTAGTTGACTTCCTTACGCTTGACATCACCAATGTTTGCTCCATAACCAAGACGGATCCTAACAAATGCACCTGGGTTGCCAGGTTCGGTCAGTCCTACTTCCTTCTCTTCGGTAAATACGTTATAGTTAGCACTAGTAGATACATCTAGATAAGAACCGAGCATAGATGGGTGACTAGTGTCAAATCTATAGAAATAATACTTCTGGATATCAACAACTGGGTTCGTTTCAAAGTTGTTTTGATCTAGAGAGAACAGCAACTTGTCGGAAGGTTCTTCTACACTAGATACTGCAACAATTTTTTCGGGTGTGCTGTGATCAGCGAATGATGATACAGTAGTCAACTCTCTTGGAGTGACTGCATTGTAATCATAGTTGACAGTAAGTAGATGTGTTTCTGGATCATAAGAAACAACATACGGATCATTGACATCTGTTCCAAAGATCTGATCACCAGGAGTAAATCTATATCTTGGTTTATAAGTTGTTAGTTTGGATGCTGCCAGATGATTTACAGGTGTAGTTCCTTCTATACCTCTTTCAAGCGTCAATTTCTTATTAGGCTTATCAATAGCAGTAACTTTGATAATCTCACTACCAACTTGTAGCATATCATCTACAGATAGAGAGAATACTGTATCTACCTTAATGTCGGTTCTTTGTAAACCCAATCCAACTGCATTTACAGAAACCAATGGAATTGCTGTGCTTGGCGCTGGATACACCGTAATCTTACCAACCGCTTCTGGGTGTGAAACACAGATATAGTAGTATGTGCCAGGAGACGTAGGATTAAACTCAATTTCCTGTGCAGGGTCGCCTTCTCCAATCAAAACACCATTGTTAGTAACACCATCTGCCTCGGTGTATGACTCCATCTTAAGAGCAATACCATCTTCTAGTAAACTAGTAACATAGTCATCTCGTATAACATAAACAGGGTGTGATGGAATAGCATCCATAGTCCATGTAGATCCTACACGGATCTCATAGTCAGGATTTTCTTCGCCATTAACATCAAATCTAAATTGTGGTTTTGGCGCTCCTGCTGAAATTTCTTCATTAATTTCTAGGATAGTAATCCCCTCAACAGTTGCTGATGTTGTTAGATCATATGGAGTGTTATTGAAATATTGGAATCTATTGTTTTCTGGATCTGGTCCAATGTAAACGTATTCATATCCTAGACTATCAGTAAATAGTTCTCCTGGGATGGGCAATGCTGCTTCCATGGTAGCATAATCAGCCGCATCAACAACAAAGAATAAAGTTCCATACTGCTCAATAAGATCCTCATTGAGGAATACCATGGTGGGGTCAATGCTTACATTTAAGTCTGTTGGATCTGTTTTATCCATACCAGACACAGTGAGAATATCATCTGAATTGTATCCAGAACCACCATCAGTAATTACAATGGAGGTAATCTGACCACTACCGTCAAAATTATCATTAGAAACCGTTACAGTTGCTTTTGCATTTACGATGTCATCTCTTTGATTTGTAAAATCACTCAATACAAGTTCTACATCTTCAAATTCACCAGCAACATAGTCTCTACCAAGTCCAACCATTGCGTATGAACCAACACCAGTATCATCAATCTTACCGTTGTATACGCGAGGAATTAAAGTCAGATCTTGGAATCTCTTTTTAGAAACATAATAAGTAGTTTCTGTGTCGGCTTCATCTGGGTCAATCTGAATATCAACAACATCGCCTTCTGCGAAGTCATGAGGACCACTGGTTTCTGCAATAGCAACTTCTGCATTTACACCGCTAATGTCAACACCAGAACTCAAGTTGTTGATAACTACAATCTCTGTTCCTGTTGTATTAGCGAGGTCACTACTCTTTAGAATAGTATCTCCTTCTGGGTAATCTAGGTAATCTTGGAAGTCACCGCTGTTTACCTTAATACGGACAGAGTTAGAATCAATAGTTCCTGAAAGGATAGTGCCACTGGCAATTACATTAGTTGGATCATCAAAGAATACCAACTCTAGAGTAGCATCTTTGGTGTAAGTGCTATTTTTGTTTACTAATAGATTCAAGACAGTTGTAGTAGACTCTACAGGTTGACCTACAACAAAATCACCACTGATTGCTCTCAACACAAAAGAAGTCTCTTCAATAATGTCACGAATCAGTTCTCCTTGAGCACCAGTGCTTGGTTGTGTGATAATATCACCAGCAAAAGAATATAAAGGTTGTACTGATGTCAGAGCAGATGCCTTGGTCTCTCTAGACTCAAGTGATGTGACTGGCTTACCAAATGTAGAAGAAACAATACCTGTGGCACCACCGCCACCAGTTCCAGCATCATCAACATAGATTCTAGATCCGACAGCAAAGGTTGGTTGCGAATCTTCCACCGTAACACCAGAGACAGAACCTCTTGATACAGAGTTAATACGAGCAATCTCTGATTTGCCATTCTTCAGAGTGCCAGGAATAAACAGTCTTCTTGCATTTCTTGGAATAGCACTTTGAGTTACATCAGATTCATAGTTAGATGAAACTGGCAAAGAATAAAAATTATCACCTACAATATAGGGATATGCAGGCTCACCAAAAGCATCGATGGTAATAAAGTATGCATACACACCATCTGGATACTCTGGCGTTACGCAGAATCTACCATTATTGACATCTAGACGAGTTTTGCCAGTATCTACAGTAGGAGTCCACTCATAGTCGTCAACAAACGTTCCCATGTCGTAGGGAGCATCTACAGGTCCATTTACTCTAGTTGATTTGAGTGAATATCCACTCTCCATCCTAACAACACCAGAAAGACTGTCTAGTGGGTTGTAGTATCCATATGGACCGTAGATAGGATTGCCATCATAAGCAAATCCTAAAATAGGTGAGTGAGTTTTGATTCCAAGTGATTCCTGCAACAGAAAGCCACTGATGTTGTCATTTAGACGATTTCTTAATTGACGTGGATTGGAGATTACGGCATAGTAATCCTTCTCTTTGTCAGGACTGGAAACAACTAGTCCGCCGTTATTGTCTAGAGTAGAAGTAAAGTGTCTGTTCTTTACCCATTCTTTGATCTGTGCAGTTGCAGATGCTCTGTTAGAATTAGCATCTGGAATGACATTGACAATTACGTTTTCTTGAGTATAGAACTTACCACCAGCAACTTTGACAACATCAGCGATCTGACCTTCGCTGGTTAGTTCTGCAACGTATTCGGCAAATCTACCTCTACCATTTCTATCACTAATCTGAATAAGAGGAGGAGCGGAGTAGTATTCGCCTGGGTCTACAATACGAATACTTGTAATTTCACCAGAAGTGACAACTGCTGATAGAACAGCATTTCTACCACTAACAATCTCCACAGTGGGAGGAGTAACAAAGTTTTCTGTTGTGGTGGAAGAAATAGCAGTCACCGTATCTCCAGAAAGAGTAGCACCAGCTTTTCCTGGTTGTCCATTAATAAGGACATATGGTGGCTTCTGATAACCAGATCCTCTACTAGTAATAGTAAATCCAGTAATAGGACCATACTCGATAAGATCTTCTGACTTGTATCCAAAAGCAATAGAACCATCTACAAAAACACCAATATCTCTACGAGGTGTCTTGTATACTTCTGTCGTGGTAGAAATTTGCTTTGGAATCAGTTTAAGTAACGATGGATCTGTCAATCCAGTTACGTTTGATGTAAGAATGCTTGTAGATGGGAAAGATGATGTAGCAATGTAGTAGAGATCATCATCTTCATAGACTGCACCTACATCTGCTAAAACAGACTGTAGTTCAGTAGGAACAGGTGCAGCACCAGTTGTATTGACTTTCCACCTATAGTTTCTAGCACTCTGATCATACAGAATAGGATCTACACTCTCAAATCCTGGTTTTGACGCCGTGATCTTGTCTCCCTCTAGAGCATATGGACTCACTTCATTAATGTCAAGTCCACTCAAAATACCATATACTAACAGTCTCACCTCTCCATTTGGAGTGACAGCCTTAACAGTAGAATAACTGGTTACAATGTCACCTACACCATGAGTTCTGGTGATGGTGCCTCTCTCCTTGATTGTAAACTGTCTAGCATCTTTACCTTCATACTTAATAACTTCGCCATTGATGACGACAACACCATTACGGTCACTCCATCCAAAAGTAGAGTCAACTGTAATAGTATCACCTGTTGTTAGAGCAGGGACAATAGATCTGGTGAGAACTGTCTTCTGTGGTACAACAAAGTCCGAGTTTACGGATATTGGACTCACAACTAGGTTGTATAACTGACGACCATCATCAGAATCTACAGAATAAAAGTTTTCAATGGACGCTGAAGCATAGTCCAGGGAAATGTTGTTATCACCTTGCTGTACAATAGTTTGACCAGTCAACCACTCGATATCGCCAGACAAAACCTCTGCTTGAATAACAACCTGCGAGTCCCAATCAGAAGTAGAAACCTTGAGTGTGCTATCTTTGGGATAGAATGTAGTTGGAACATCATCAGCACTCTTCGATACAATAGTATTGAAGATAAAGCGAATAGACTTGTCAGTTCCCTTTACTTTGTAGAAATTGCTGATATTCTTGATCAGCGTTCTCTTGTCTACATCTTCTTTCAGATAGTCCTGTGGAAAAGACTCTAGATACTGCTTCTCGAAAGACTTAACCATTCCATATAGGAATAGGTTGCTCAAGTTATCAACGTTAACACCTGCCTGGTGCGTCTCGGCCTCTGTCGATACAAACTTGGATGAAGAATACAGGTCACCTAGTTCTGTGGTGCCACTAACGCCCCTAGAGACTTCTAGGAACTCGGTACTAGTTCTCTCTTTGTAGAAACAGATTTCATTACCAATCTTGATGTATCCGTTCTTCTCTGGGAACGATGATGCATCATCTACAATGATAGTCGTAGCAGTGGAGTTTAGGTATGTTGACAACGCAGTCCTCTCTTGGAGGAGGTTCTTCTCATAGTTGTCAATATCATGATATGAGGTTAGATTTGTAATAATATCCAGAGGATTGCCAGGAGACTCCAAGTGCTCATAGTAATTTTCAAGAACTTTCTGGAAGTTCTCGTATTGAGCTACGATAAAACCTGGCAGTTGATCTTCGATCAGCGAAGAAATCTGTGTATTCATCTAATTACTCTGGGTATACCGTGAACTTGCTGCTGCTGATGTCTACATCTAGATATAGACTTCTTTCTGCGTTGATATCGTTTTTGGCAGGTTGTACTCTAACCTGAACTCTGTTATCAAAGAAACTACCAGAAATGATAGTTACATCGTACAACTTGATCTCACCCTCTACATAATCAACTGTTCCGAGATTGTCGTTGAGGACAACCTTTTTGCCAGTCGCAGGGTCCAGTCTATATAGGACAATTAGACCGTCCCTATCTTCAAAATAGACGGTATAATTAGGATACTCGGCAACCTTGAATCCAGTGCTTTGGATTACAGGGCCGTCGCATGAATCAGCAAATTCATTCTGGAAGCACAACTCATAGTAGTAAACAGAGTTGAGTGCTGGATAGAAGTCTTTCCTTAATGTAATTGTAGTGGTATTAGAGTTGATCGAAGGATCAGTCTCATCAATTACACCAACATACTTACTGTATCTAAACTTACCGTTGAATTTCTCGGTTCCAGACAGTTTGGTGTACTCATCAACTGCAGAGATGACCTTTGCGCGGATCTCTTCAGGGAACTGGGTAGTTCTCTTGGTATTGTAATAAATCTTACTGTCAATCTCAATGTATACAACAGAAGCATCCAGAATCTCTGGTGTGACTGATGCAACAGCATAATCACGCAAGCCATCGACGATTTGCTGCTTGGTGAACGTTGAAAGAACAGAACCACTGTTTGGTTTGATGATAATCTTTACCTTACCATATTCTGGGTGTCTCTCCTCTTCACCACCATATACAATGATGTCAGATACTGCTGGATAGATCTTCCTGACAATCGCAGCATAGTCAGCAGCAGTTACCGCTCTGTTCTGTGTTGCATACAGTTTAGGAGCGTTGAATCGAATCTTATCGATGTTCTCGATAGCAGCGCCACCAGAGGCGCTAGAAACCGTTTCAATGTTCGATACAGTGATTGGGTAGACTTGATCGCTATCGTCCACCAGAGTGCCAGCAAACGTGAACTGGGACGCTCCATTGGTCGCAATGCCGTTGGTTGTGAGATAAGAGACCTCTACAACCTGCTGATCCTCTAATGCTCGACCGATGACGCCATCACCGAAGAATAATTCATACTGTTCATCTAGTGTCTCATCAACATAGAAGATATTGTCTTCTGCTGCAATGTCGATGATTGTATCGATCTGGTTGTAATAAACGAAGGCTGATGATGTGGGTGATTCAAATACTTTGACACGAATCGTGCTTGTGTCCGCTCCAGAGTTAGCAAGCATGAACTTCTGCTTACTAATCGAGCGATCTACTACAAACTGATTAGTGATTAGTGTTCCCTCAAACAGAGAGACATTAGTGAAGAATGCTTCGTTGTTAGCAACAGGAACCTTAATATCATCGACGGCAACAAAACGATACAGTTGATCGTCAAATGTAGTGATAAATCCTGTACCTTTCTTCAGAATGATGTTAGCAGGTGCTGTGCCAGGAAAACTTACCTTAAAGTTTAATACAGCCTCTGGCGCAACAACTGACTTGGGTTTGTACCCTAGTTGCTTCGCTAACGTGATTACATTGTCCCTCAAGGTCGCTGAATCGAGGAACAGTTCATTCACCACCATATTGGTATTGAACGCGGTATAATACGTGTTATATGCTAATACGTCAAGAAGGTTTGCCCATGCAGAACCCTCAAAGTCAAAGTCAGTAAAATCAGTCTGCGCTCTCAAGTATTCCTTGAGGGCAGTCTTGATATCATTAAAGTCTAGATTACTAACCTGAACGTAATTCATTATTGAGTTCTCTGCAGGAGGAAGTTAATTTCTAGTGGTGCAGCGTCTTCGCGACCACGAATCTCAAACTCAAAATTAACGTCAAAAGCATTCTCATCATAATTAGGTTCTACAGTTAGACTGACAACCTTTACCCTAGGTTCGTATCTACGAACAGTATCGTTAATTTCATTCTTAATCAGTGCCGCAACACCGAAGTCAAGAGGTTCAAACAGTAATCTAGAAAGTCTTGACCCCAACTGTGGTTGGAAAGGTCGCTCCCCAGGAACGGTCATCAACAAATTCACAATCGACTGCTTGATAGCAGCATCTTCTTTCGTTACTTGCAAATCGCCAGTAATCGGATGTGGTTTGAAGTTTACCTTTAAGTCCTTAAAAGGAGCGAAATCTGGCACAATAACACAATTTTATTTTTATTTATAGGGTCATTCCTGCCATCTTTCTAGATAGTCATCTTTACGTTTTTCTTGCTCTTTCTTCTTTCTAGCGGCCTTCAGATACTTATCAGAATCAACCTGGGTGATCAGTGTCATCCCTGATGCCATGAAGTCCTTGCCTTTGTCTGTTGGTGAATTGCCCATTAAAAAACCTCCCTAAAGTCTACAACGTAGAACTTTTAGAGAGGTTGCTATCTCAACGGTATTTATTTTCCTTGACCGCGATACTTCTTCTTTGCCTTGTTACGTGAAGTAGCAGCATACTTGGTATTCTTACCCATACCTTGACGAGTATTCTTTGGAGTGGATTCAATCATGGGTGATCCACTGATGCCGACTTTTGCTCTTGCCATAATCCTTTTGTGTTGACCTTGATATTATACCACAGATTTCATCCACCAGCAATCACAGAGTGCGATCCTTGGCACATAACGCCTCCACCAGGCGCTAGAAGGTCTCCTACCCTCATAGCACTCTTCTTGTTCACAAAGACCGTTAGAGACCCTTTTGTACACTTGTCAGGGTGTGGTGGCTTCGTACCACATACATGTACCACAGTAATGTCGCCTACCTTGTTCGCTGGCAACTTATTGATCATTACATTCGCTGATCCAGTAACTGTCTTCACTGGAAACCAACATCCATGTCCACTTTCAAAGTCACCCAGTCGTGACATTCCAGAGCCCGCTAGTGCCATTAGAACTTTGCCTCCTCGCCAGGTTTTGCTGCCTTTTGCTTATTTATGCGGTACTCGACGCGCCTAGCATGAGGAATCCAGTTATTATCTACATCCATGTACGCTTGGAAATACCAAATATACGGAGGACATGTCGATGTTACCGTAATCACGTAGAAGAAGCGTAAGGTGATAATCTCCGATGGTCTCATTGACCACATGTAGTTACTATTGGCCGCGGCAGTCTGCGTTGCTTTAGATCCCAGTCCCAGAGCGGCACCTGGGAGAACCTCCGTGTCACTGATGGGCAGAGTTCCGCTCCCTGGAATATCCTTCTCTACAGTAACCTTCTTATCCCTCTTAAACCCTGGTGCCTTCGATACACCCGCTCCACCAATCCTAGCAGCACCTCGGAGATTATCTCTAGTCTGTGGAGTAAACGTACCACTATACAATTCACTAAATCCAGCATCCCCATCCCACAAATACTTCTCCGACACATACCCCGTGATCGGGACAGGTAGAGTGAGTGTTATACTACCTGGGGCAGTCTGGATGGAATTGAAGTTTAGATTCGGTTCCTTGAATACAGCATGAATCATCTCTGGTATATTCCCAGGTCCCCTGGTCACCAATACACTCACACCAGGACCGTTGAACGGTGTCCCTGTACCAGGATCGATTCGGACACCTGTGATTAACTCTGGTGATGGTTGACTGGGAGAAAAGGGAGTACCTCCAGGACATATCAAATTAGACTGTGCCGTAATCGGAACAGGTTGTACCAACTCGTAGATATTCAGATTAATACTCTCACGCCCAATATCAAATATAGAGGGGCCTGGAGCAGGTAGAATCTGCCACATGCCCCCAACATTCGTAAAACCAGGACCAGGGAGTAGGATTGCCATTATTTCTCTAGATTTTTTAGACGGGCATCTACATCATCCAAGTAATCTGTTATCTTCTCATGTGCGTCAGCACCTGGGCGTCGATACATGAGGTTTGGAGACTTTAGACGCTCTACCTCATTCTTCAATGATTGGATCTCCTGGAAGGCCATCTCCAATACCTCCTCTAGGTTCATTTGCGATTTCTTTGAGGAGTTGGAACCTTTCATCTGATTTGTCTGCATTCTTAAAGTTTTCGGCGGCGCGTTTCTCAAATTGCTCACAGAAGTCGTCAAACTCGTTAAGGACTT